AAACTCTGATACAGGGCAGAAAGTAACTAATCTCTTTGATGATAAAATGACTCTATCTTATGAGTTAGATGGAGTGTGGCAATATCATGAATGGGACAACACAACTGAACCAGGTAAAAAGGGAGTAATGCAATTTCATAATGCAAATGGTGTAGCTATATTAGTGCCAGGACAGTATAGAGGTGTGTATGCTATATCTAAACATCAAGGAAAGTATGAAGCACTATGCCAAAGACTAGGTAAGGTAACGGTATGGAGAGATAAAAATAAAAACATGACCTTTGATAAGGTTGAAACAGATACTGGAGTGTTTGGTATAAATATACATAAAGCAGGTTCAGTTTCAAACTTTGTAGAGAATTGGTCAGAAGGGTGTCAGGTATTTAAAAGATCAAAAGATTTTTATGAGTTTATGAAAATAATAAATAAAGCTAAAGATTTTTATGGCAATCGTTTTACATATACTTTATTAGAGAGTAAAGATATTAAATAATTAAACAAAAAATTATGAAATTTAAAAATGGTTGGAAATCTCATGCAAAGCAGTGGGATAAATATGCATTAAAATTAAGAATATCTAAATTAGATATTATAGCTATAGAAATAGATATATCTAGAGAATTCTATATGCTTACATTATTAAACTTTACAATTAAAAACAGATAGTTATGATACATTCTAAGAATCAAATGATCCGTTCTATGAAAAGTTATGAGGTAGGGGGCTCAACTGAAACATGTGGTCCTGGTCCTGGTTGTAACTATTCTAAAGCAGCTAGAAAAAACAAAAGACAAAAAACTTGGCGTAATGTTAAAAAAGGTGCAGGTAAAGTTGCAGGTGCTGTTTTAACTGCTGGTGCTTTAGGTGCTGGTGCTTATTATGGCAGCAAACTTTTAAAAGAGCAGCGTAACGGAGGTCCTGTAAAAAGAAAGAAATAAATATTTTTATTTAATGTTTAGAAATCCAGGTGATTAATACATCTGGATTTTTTTTATTTAAATGATTTAGGTTTAAACTTTTTTTGTATATTTGTTTAAATATTAATATATTATATTATGGAAAACCAACAACAAGAAGAACAGTTAACTGCAGAACAGTTAGAAGCAAGAAGACTAGAAATGAAAAGTTTTTATGAGTCATCTATTCCTTATCTTGAATCACAAGCAAAGTATGAAAAATTACTTACTGATGTAGAGGAATCAAGATATAAAAGAGCAACTATGCAACTTCAATATGCAAATATGATGGCTGCTCAACATGAAATGGAACAAGAAGATTTAGAAGTTGAAGTTGAATCTACTGCAAAAAAAGCACCAGCAGCAGATAAAAAATTAAAAAGAAACTAATGGCTCTTGTTAATCAAGTACAGAAAAGAGTTAGAATGCCAAAATGGGATATTGTTAAATTTCAGATTCTTACTCATTGTTATATTAATCGTGTAACAATGAGTGATTCTGATTTAGACTGTCTTACATTATTAAGTTTTAATCAGCCTATTGAGTTGAGTAATTTTTGTCTTGATGCATCTGCTGAAGAAGATTGGATTTTTAAATCCCCTCAAACAGTAAGAAATAGTATAAATAAATCTGAAAAAAATGGATTAATAGTAAAAGATTTAAATAATAAAAAAATTATTATGTTAAATCCAAATCTAAAAATTCAAACTGAAGGTATTATTTTATTAGACTTTAAATTTTTAGGGCATGATACCAAAGAAAGCAAATAAATTATACAAAGAGATGACAAAAGAATTTGATGTCTCTGAAGATTTAGTTGAAAGCTTGATTGAATTATACTATAAAACATTAAGAAAAAACTTAAGTAGTCTCAGTGAAATGAGAGTAAATGCAGAAGGTTTAGGACATTTTGTAATTAAAATACAAAAAGTAAAAACAGCAATACCTCATTATGAAAAAGTTTTAAATAATCATGACACATCAACTTTTGGTGCTTATCATAATAAAAAAAGTGTGGAAGAAAAATTAGAACTTTTAAATAAAATTAATGAGAAGATAGATAAAGAACTAACTAAAAAACAAATTTTTAAAGATGAAAAATACTCTAAAAATAATTTGGGAAAACCGGAAGAAGATCATAGAAGGCATAACCAATAGTATTATTCGTGATAAAACTATAGAAGAGATTGCTGGATTAAGATATTCTATTTGTGAGGAATGTCCAAGTAAAGGAAAGAAATGTGCTATAAAAGGCAGTGGTCCATGTTGCAATGAGTGCGGATGCTCATTAACATTTAAAACAAGATCTTTAGCATCTGATTGTCCTTTAGGTAAATGGGAAGCTCTTGCTACAGTAGAAGAAGAAGATGAATTAGATGAGTTAAAATGATTGATACAAAAACTGAAGACCCTTATATATATCAATTAGCTGTTAATAATACATTAGACCATGTTGTTTGGTTAATGCAAATAAATCAAATTACAGAAGATATTGGTAAGAATTTAATAAACATGATTGATTCAAAGGATCGTGATAACTTTTATATTGCTATTTTAGCAATAGAACAAATAACAGAAGCATGAGCATAGTATTTAATGCAGCAGATCACAGTTATAAAAGTATTGATAGTGCAGAAGGAATTGATTGGATTAGTGTAACTACAATTATATCAAGTTTAAAAAAAGGATTTGATGCAAAAACTATAGCTGTAAGAGTTTCTAAAAATAAAAGATCTAAATGGTTTGGTATTAAACCTAAAGATATAGAAGCTATTTGGAAAAATGAATCAGAAAGAGCTACTACTTTAGGGACATATTATCATAATCAAAGAGAGGATGACCTATGTTCATTAGCATCTATGGAAAGAGAAGGTGTTACTATTCCTGTAATTGCACCATCTGCAGAAAGTAATGGTATTAGACATGCTCTTTTACAAAAATTAGATTCAGGTATATACCCGGAACATATGGTTTATTTAAAATCTGTAGGTATATGTGGTCAATCTGATTTAGTAGAAGTAGTCAATGGTAAAGTAAATATTATTGACTATAAAACTAATAAAGAAATTAAGACTGAAGCATATACAAATTGGGAAGGTGTTACAGAAAAAATGCTTGATCCAATAAATCATTTAGATGATTGTAACTTTAATCATTATGCCTTACAGTTAAGCATTTATATGTACATTATTTTAAAACATAATCCTAAATTAAAACCAGGTAGAATATTTATACATCATATTACATTTGAGCAAGAATCTGAAGATAAATGGGGATATCCTATTGCTAAGTTAGATAATGAAGGAAATCCAATTGTTAAAGAAGCTACTCCTATAGCAGTACCTTATCTTGTAGATGAAGTAATTACAATAATGCATTATTTAAGAGATAACAAAAACAAATTAAAAAAGAAATAATTATGTGGTTAGAATTTAAAGGAATAGTGAAAGATAATAGTTTATCTGATTTAGGCATTGTAGATGTTGGTGAAGAATTAGAAATAAGAGTGACTTACCATATTGATACTATTGAAGGTTATAGAGAACTAGTAACAGATGATGGGATTCTTAAAAAAGATGAAAGTGTATTGTATATTCAAGGTAATAACAGTTTGGCAGTTAAACATTCATATGATGAACTTAAAAAAATGATAAATGATAACAAGACTATTTGATGTTCAAAATGGAGTAGTGGTTCCTACTGAACACTGTTATACATTAAAAGCTTTAAAAGATATTATGGATAACTATCCAGATGATCATCTTAAGATTTATTTGTATCTTTTTTATATGACATGTCCTAATCCAGATATGAATCCTTTCTTTCACACCCCAGAGATTGATAAAGAACCTATTATTTTACAAGAAATAGAAGCAGAGTTTTCCCCAGAAGACAGTGATATATTTATTGCATTAGAATTTTGTAAAAGAATGTATGAAACACCAACATCTAGAGCATATAAAGGTATGGCATCTATGTTAGATAGATTAGCTAGATATATGGAAACAACACAGATTACTGCAGGAAGAGATGGAAATATTAATTCATTAGTTGCTGCTGCCAAAAACTTTGATCAAATAAGATCTTCTTTTAAAGGAGTATATAAAGATCTACAAGATGAACAATCAAGTAAAGTTAGAGGTGGTATAGGAATGGCATATGATCAATAATTATGAGTGAAATCTATCAAGATATTCCCTGTTATGATAATGGTACTTGGACTACAGTTAGTTTTGAGTCTAGAGAAGAATTTAAAAATGATATAGAAAACCTTTTTAAAGAACCAGGGCAGTATTATTTTGATGAAACAAGTTTTATGTTTAATGAACAAGCTATACTTTTTGGTAAAAATAAAATATATTGTACTGCTCCATTTAAATCTAAAGACTTTATAAAATATTGGGATGATGAAAAAACTAAATGTAGAAAAGGAGTATACTTTATAAATGGTGAAAAGAAATGGTTTATAACTAGAGACTACTATATGTGGTTAAACTTTTTACCCATCTTTGATAAAGAAGAACAAAATTTTGGATTTGCTAAAGTTAGAGATGCTCAGTATCATATGGCATTATATGAACTTTTAGCAGAGTTAGATTATAAACATGTTGCAATATTAAAGAAACGTCAAATTGCGTCTTCTTATTTTCATATATCTAAACTGCTTAATCAATTGTGGTTTGAGGCAGGGGTAACCTTAAAGATGGGAGCCAGTCTTAAAGATTATATAAATGAAAAAGGGTCATGGAAATTTTTATCTGAATATGCTTCTTTTCTTAATGAACATACAGCATGGTATAGACCAATGTCTCCGGATAAAGTATTAATGTGGCAACAAAAAATTGAAGTAAGAAAAGGAGATAGAAAAACAGAAGTAGGTCTTAAAGGGACTATGCAAGGGATGTCTTTTGAAAAAGATCCTACAAATGGTGTAGGGGGACCTGTTAAATATTTCTTTCATGAAGAGGCTGGAATTGCTCCTAAGATGGATCAAACATTTGGATACATTAAACCTGCATTAAAATCAGGTTTAACTACTACAGGTATGTTTATGGCAGCTGGATCAGTGGGTGATTTATCTCAATGCGGTCCTTTAAAAGATATGATTCTTAATCCTGAAGGAAGTTCAATATATGCTGTAGAAACAAATTTACTTGATAAAAAAGGCACAACAGGTAAAACAGGTTTGTTTATACCAGAGCAATGGTCAATGCCTCCTTGTATTGATGATTATGGTAATAGTTTAGTAGAACAAGCATTAGAACATTTAGACGCTTATTTTGAAAAATGTAAAGCTGATATGAGTCCGGAACTTTATCAACTTGAGTTATCCCAGCATCCAAGAAATATTGAAGAAGCTTTTGCACACAGAACTCTTTCTGTATTTCCAACACATTTACTTACAGCACAACAAAGAAGAATTGAAGAAAAAGAATATGGTTATGAATTTTTAGATATATCAACAGATGAGAATGGAAAAGCTGTTGTAAAAGTATCTAATAAACAACCCATAAAAGAATTCCCAATGACTAAAAAAACTGAAGATAAAACAGGAGTGTTAGTAGTTTGGGAAAGACCAGTAACTAATCCATCATTTGGTCAGTATTATGCATCTATTGACCCTGTATCAGAAGGTAAAACAACAACATCTGAATCTTTATGTTCTATTTATGTTATGAAAGCTCCTGTAGAAGTTACTAAAGTAACAGGTGTAGAAACAGAAACTTATATAGAACCAGATAAAATTGTTGCAACATGGTGTGGTAGATTTGATGATATTAATAAAACTCATCAAAAACTTGAATTAATAATTGAATGGTACAATGCATGGACTGTAATTGAGAATAACATTTCATTATTTATTCAGTACATGATATCAAGAAAAAAACAAAGATATCTAGTACCTAAAAGTCAAATAATGTTTTTAAAAGATCTTGGTGCAAATGCTAACGTTTTTCAGGAGTATGGTTGGAAAAATACAGGTACTTTATTTAAAGCTCATTTATTAAGTTATGCAATTGAATATTGTAAAGAAGAACTTGATGTAGAGACAAAAGCTGATGGTACAATTGTACGTACAAAATATGGTATTGAAAGAATACCAGATATGATGTTGTTACAAGAGATGCGGGAATATGCACCTGGTGTCAATGTGGATAGACTTGTATCTTTTGCAGCACTAGTAGCATTTATGAGAATACAGCAAGCAAATAGAGGTTACACTAAAGAAGTAATCATGGATGATACAGCCAAAAGTTTGCAAAAGTCAGAAAATTTGTTTAAATTAAATAAGAGTCTGTTTAGGCATATGGGTGGTAAAAAAACAAATATGCTCAATAGTGGGTTTAAAAAATCTGCATTTAAAAATATTAAATAATAAGTTATGCAAATAATTAACGCATTACAAGCTAAGAAAGGTGCTAAAACTGAACAAAACAGGATGGGTAGTATTACTCAACCTTTACAGTTTATACCTAAAAAAGATAAAAATGAAGAGTGGGCAGCTTGGAATCTTGATTGGTTGGAGTGGCAAGGGTTAAAACAAATCCGTAGAAATGCTAGAAGACTAATGAAAAATTATAAACTAGCAAAAGGTATTATTGATAAAACAGATTATATTATTGAAGATGACAACGAATATAGAGATATAGTTGAAACTCTTACTAAAGAAGATTACTCAGCATTAGAGTTAAAATTTTATCCTATCATTCCAAATGTTATAAATGTTTTAGTAGCTGAATTTGCTAAGAGGTCAACTAAACTAACATACAGAGCTGTTGATGATTTTTCTTACAATGAAATGCTTGAGCAAAAAAGAGGGGAAATAGAACAAACATTGATGGCAGATGCTCAAACAAAGATAGTTGCTGCAATGTTAGAACAAGGATTAGATCCGGAGTCTGAAGAAGCAAAACAACAATTAGCACCAGATAGTATAAAGTCATTACCAGAAATTGAACAGTTCTTTAAAAAAGATTACCGTTCTATGGTAGAACAATGGGCTGCCCATCAACATGCTGTTGACTCAGAAAGATTTAGAATGGATGAGCTAGAAGAAAGGGGTTTTCGTGATATGTTAATTACAGACAGAGAGTTCTGGCATTTTCAAATGATGGAAGATGACTATGAAGTAGAATTATGGAACCCTGTTCTTTCATTTTATCATAAGTCTCCTGATATTAGATATATTTCTCAATCTAACTGGGTTGGTAAAACAGATATGTTTACTGTAGCTGATGTGATTGATAAATATGGTCATGTTCTAACGGAAAAGCAACATGAAGCATTAGAAAGTGTTTATCCAGTTAGGTCGGCTGGTTATAATATTGGAGGTCTGCAAAATGATGGTTCTTTTTATGATGGCACTAAATCTCATGATTCGAATACTAACATGCCTTCATTAGCTTATAGACAATACACATCTTTTATGGCAGGTAATGTAACAGATGGGTCTGATGTTATTACTCAAATTTTAGCTGAAGGAGAAGACTATTATGATGAAGGTACTGCTCATTTACTAAGAGTAAGTACAGCATATTGGAAATCTCAAAAGAAAATTGGACATTTAGTTAAGATTACTGAAGAAGGAGAAGTATCAAATGACATAGTATCTGAAGATTACACTATTACAGATAAACCAATTTATGATACAAGAGTCTTTAAAAATAAAACAAAAGATAATTTATTATTTGGAGAACACATTGATTGGATTTGGATTAATGAAGTTTGGGGTGGTGTAAAAATTGGACCTAATGTACCTTCATTTTGGGGTATGAATAATCCAGGAGGATTCTCTCCAATTTATATTGGTGTAAATAGAAATCATATTGGACCACTTAAGTTTCAATTTAAAGGAGACAATTCTTTGTATGGCTGTAAACTTCCTGTAGAAGGCTCTGTGTTCTCTGATAGAAATACTAAGTCTACTGCATTACTTGATTTAATGAAACCATATCAGATTGGATACAATATTGTAAACAATCAAATTGCAGATATCTTAGTAGATGAGTTAGGTACAGTAATTATGTTAGATCAGAATGCATTACCACGTCACTCATTAGGAGAAGATTGGGGGAAAGGTAATTATGCAAAAGCTTTTGTAGCAATGAAGAATTTTCAAATTCTTCCATTGGATACGTCAATTACAAATACTGAAAATGCTACTAATTTTAATCATTTCCAAAAATTAGATTTAGAGCAAACAAATAGATTGATGTCAAGAATTCAACTTGCTAATTATTTTAAACAACAAGCTTATGAAGTGATTGGTGTAAACCCACAAAGAATGGGACAACAATTATCACAGACTACAGCTACTGGTGTAGAGCAAGCTGTATCTGCATCATATGCACAAACAGAAATGTTTTTTATTCAACACTGTGATTACTTAATGCCAAGAGTTCATCAAATGAGAACTGACTTAGCTCAGTATTATCATTCTACTAAACCTTCATCAAGATTAACGTATGTTACTACAGCTGCTGAAAAAGTAAACTTTGAAATTAATGGTACTGATTTATTATTAAGAGATTTAAATATTGCAGTGAGTACTAATGCTAATCATAGATCTATTCTTGAGCAATTAAAACAAATGGCTCTTCAAAATAATACTACAGGAGCTTCTATTTATGATCTTGGTAAAGTGGTTCAGTCAGATTCAATTGCTCAACTTAATTCAGCATTGAAAGAATCTGAACAAAAACAAGAACAACAGAAACAACAAGAAATGCAACAACAACAGCAAATACAAGATCAACAACTTCAAAAACAACAAGAAATTGAAAAAATGAAAATTGATTCTACTATGCTTGAAAAAGAAAAAGATAGACAACGAGATATCTTGGTTGCTGAAATTAAAGCTGCTGGTTATGGTTCTGCTGTTGATCTTAATGAAAATCAAGTTTCAGATTATCAAGATGCTATGAAAGATATTAGAGATACTGAACAATATCAAGAACAAGCAGGTTTGCAAAGAGAAAAAGAAGTAAATAGAATGACAATTGAAAATCAGAAAGGGCAACTTGAAAGAGAAAAAATTCAAGCACAAAAAGAAATTGCTGATAAACAATTACAAATAGCACAAGAAAATAAAAATAGATTTGATGTAAAACCTGGAAAACAAAAGTAGTATTTAGCTATATACTACAATTTTTTTTTATAGACTTGTAAATTTTTCAAGTTTATTTTGTATATTAAAGTATAACATAAAAGACCAACAAAAATGAGTGAAGAAACAAAAGACCTTAATGAGGTTGTTGATTCTACAACGGTAGATCAAGTAGATGTAAATATTGATGAATTGTTTGGCTTGCCAGGAGCTGATAGTGTAATGCTACCAAATTCTGAAGAAGAAAAACCTAAGTCAATGTTTCATAAAGAAAATATAGATACTACGTTCTTTGACAATCCGTCTACTACTGCAGAAGATAAAAAGGAAGCAGCAGAAAAAAAAGTTGAAGTTGATGAAACTATTAACGAACTTGATACTCTTATTGCTCAAGAAGAAGATGCGGGTAATAAAGGAAGACCTAAAGTAGATAAATCAGGTCTTGCTGACTTAGCTGCAAAAATGATTGAGGAAGGTTCTTTGATTGGTTTTGATGATGATAAACCATTAGATGACTATACAACAAAAGATTTTAGAGAACTTTTTGAAGCAAACTTCCAAGAAAGAGAAAATGCAATTAGAGAAAATACACCAAAAGAATTCTTTAATGCACTTCCAGAAGAACTTCAAGTAGCAGCAAAATATGTAGCAGATGGTGGACAAGACCTTAAAGGTTTGTTTAAAACATTAGCTCATGTAGAAGAAATGAGACAGCTTGATCCATCAGATGAATATGATCAAGCAGAAATTGCAAGATCATATCTGCATACTACAGGCTTTGGAACAGCAGAAGAAATTGAATCTGAGATCCAAGATTGGAAAGATTTAAATAGATTGGAACAAAAAGCTAATCAATTTAAACCTAAGTTAGATCTAATGCAAGAAGAAATTATTGCAAGACAATTAGCTGAACAAGAAAATAAGAAGAGTATGCAAGCAGAACAAGCAAAAGCATATCAAGAAAATGTTTATAGTACATTATCTAATGGAACAATTGGTGGTTTGAAGCTTGATAAAAAAGTTCAAGGATTATTATTCTCCGGACTAGTGCAACCAAATTACCCTTCTATATCAGGAAAACCAACTAACTTACTTGGTCACTTGTTAGAAAAGTATCAGTTTGTAGAACCAAGACATGATCTGATTGCAGAAGCTCTTTGGTTATTAGCTGATCCAACTGGTTATAAAACTAAAGTAAGAGACCAGGGCGGTAAACAAGCTACAGAAAAAGTAGTAAGACAATTGAAAACAGAAGAGTCAAGAAAAATAGCTTCTTCTATTAATACACAATATGATGATGAACCTAAAAGACCAACATCAAAATCTGAACCTAGAAAACTTTCTAAGGGAAATATGTTCAGAAGATTTTAATTTAGTAACAAATAAAAACAAATAAATAATGGCAACTCCAGTAATGAACAATGGTATATTCCTCAGAGATACCGCTTACAATGCAAGTTCCCATGTGGATTCATACCACTTGGTCAACATGCTGAAAGATGCAGAACCAATGGACTTAGGTCCCGTGGATTTGTGGGCAATGTCCCAAAAAGTTGAAATGCCTCTTTATCAAATGTCCTCATTTGGTGGCAAAAATGTAATCATGGTAGATAATGCTCGTGGAGAGTATAGATGGCAGACCCCAGTAACTGTGGATCTTCCTTATATCATTGAAGACATTGAACCAGATAATGATTTCAAAGGTGTAGATGGTACAACATTCCGTATCAAATTAAACAGACGTGAGTTTGGACATGGTGATATCATCACTTATGACAAATATAACGGTGTTGAGATGTATATTACAGATGAAGATATCTTACCTTTAGGTGATGGATTTATCTATACTGTACAATTGGTAAATAATGACAATTACAAGTACATTGATAACAAGTACTTAGGTAACGGTACTAAAGTATTCCGTAAAGGTTCTGCTCGTGGTGAGTATGGAGAACGTTTCTCTGATATCACAACAAGAACTGGATTCCGTGAATTCTATAACTTTGTTGGTGGTGCTGAAGCTCACGTACATTACTCTGTTTCTTCTCGTGCAGATTTGATGATCAAGGGTGGGATGAATGCAGATGGTACAGTTCCTGTAACTGAAATCTGGAGAAACTTTGACAAAAATATTGATCCATCTATTTCTTCTTTGGATGATATGGTTACAGTAATGGGTAAAGATAAAGTTAAGAAAGCATTTGATAATGGTGACTTATCTAGAACATTCTTAACTCAAATGGAATCTGCTCACTTGACTAAAGTTGCTACCGATATTGAAACTTACTTAATGTGGGGACAAGGTGGTAGAGTTCGTCAAGATGGTCCAGATGATATCAGATTATCTGTTGGTCTTTGGAAACAGTTGGATAACTCTTTCAAAAGAATTTACAACAAAAATAACTTTACATTGGATTTATTCCGTGGAGAAATTTATAATTTCTTTAATGGTAAAGTTGAGTTCCAAGGTCCAGATCCAAAACGTTCTCTAGTAGTTCAAACTGGTATGGGTGGAATGAGAATGGTAAATGAAGCAATTAAAAAAGAAGCAGTTGCTTCTGGTTTATTGATTCAAGCTGCTGATATTGGTGCAATCACTGGTAAAGGTATGGACTTGAACTTTGGATTTGCTTACACTTCTTATGTTATTCCATTCTTGGCTAATGTGAAATTTGTATTGAATCCTGCATTTGACAATATTCATACAAATGATATTGAGAACCCAATCATTGATGGTTTCCCATTATCTTCTTATTCATTCATTATTTTTGATATCACAGATAATACTAATGACAACATCTTCTTGTTGAAATTATCTTGGGATAATCAATTGAAATGGTGGTACCAAAATGGTACAATGGATTACATGGGACGTACTCAAGGATTCCAGTCTTCTGGTCAATTCAATGGATACCGTGTAATGATGTCTCAAACAATGCCGGCTATTTGGGTTAAAGATCCAACTAAAGTCTTAAAAATTGTTATGAGAAACCCAGTAACTGGTGGATCATTCTAACCAGAAAATATAAAAAACGGGGTGGGTATAATAACCTGCCCCTTTTTTACTTTAGAATACAATAATTAATAATATAAAAACCAACAAAAAATGGAAAATTTCACAATGGTCGAAGTAGGTGTCGGCAGTATTAAAAAAACATCTATTGCAGTTAGACCTTATTTTGATAAACAAGCTGAGAACATGGGGCTTGAAGGTTATGGAATGAGTCTTTATGATGGAGTAACTCATAATGAACAACTTGCCTGTTTAGAAAATAATGGGGTGATTAGATATGTTACAGGTTTAAATGAATTTGCACCTGAAATTAAATTACTAAGCATTTCAGACAGAGAAGCAAGAATAAAAGAGATAAGGTTTTCTATTGCTGAATTAGAGAGAGAGCTTGCTGCTAATATTCTTGATGTTGATGATAAAGATTTCTGGAACAAAGTAAAATTACTTAAACCAGATAATAAAGAATTTTGGAATAAAATAAATATGGCTTGTGGAAATGAACCAGTATATTTAGATCCAGTAAAGCCTTTTGATAGAATAAAACTTCATGCAATTGAAAGTGGAGGTTTTGCAATGATTGCAAAAAGTTATGATGATGCAAGATCAAAACCAGTACCACCTAAATTCTACCTAGATAAGGAAGAAGAAACTGTTATGGTAAGAACTGAATATAAGAAAATGCGGAACAAAGCATTGTCTGAACTTCAGAAATTATTTGATAAAAATAGTACTAAGTTATTCTACATTGCTAAAGTAGTTGATGCTAATAGTTCTCAGTATAGAAAATCAACACCGTTAGATATTATTTATGAAAACATGGATAGATATATTTCTGGTGAGGGTGCTGAATCTAACAAAGAAAGAGCTGCAAAAACATTTATTAATGCAGTTAATTTAGATATGGAAACATTAAAAATTAAATCAATTATACGTGATTCCACATTTTTTAAGTATATTGTAAGTAAGCCTGATGGTTATATTTATCATAGTAAAACAAATAGTTTACTTGGAAGAAATGTTTCAGATGTACTTGAACATTTAAAAAATCCTTTAAATGAGGATATTTTAAAAGATATGATTACTTCATGCGAAAAATATTGGAACACTTAAAAAATGGGTAAAGAATTGATAAAAAGAAAGGATGGAAGTTATTCCCAGAAAGGTCTCTGGGATAACATCCGTGCTAATAAAGGTTCTGGAAAAAAACCTACTAAATCAATGTTGAAACAAGAGAAGAAAATTAAAGCTTCTACTAAAAAGAAAAGATGATGGCAAGTAAAAAACTTACACCTAAAGGATATCATAAAATGCCTAATGGCAAAATTATGAAAGACTCTGCTCATAAAATGAAAAAAGGTGGAAGTACCCCAGCTTGGACAAGAAAAGAAGGTAAGGATCCTAAAGGAGGATTAAATCCTGAAGGTGCTGCTTCATATAGAAGAGATAATCCGGGTAGTAAATTAAAAACAGCTGTGACTACTAAACCTTCTAAACTTAAAGCAGGTAGTAAAGATGCAAAAAGACGTAAGAGTTTCTGTGCTAGAATGTCTGGAATGCCGGGACCTGCTAAGAAACCAAATGGAGAGCCTACAAGAAAGACTCTTGCATTAAGAAAATGGAATTGTTAATTTAAAACTATATATATCATGGGTAATTGTATGAGTTG